TCCCGAGGCCTCCGTCGTCGAGATGGTGCTGACAGGAGGGGACCTATCCAAGCTCACCAGCGCCCAGCGCGTGAGCTACCTGAATGCCCTGTGCGAGTCGCTCGGCCTCAATCCGCTCACCCGCCCCTTCGAACTTCTGCAGCTAAATGGGAAATGGGTTGTCTACGCTCGCCGGGACTGCACCGACCAGCTGCGCAAAATCCACAAGGTCAGCGTCCGGGTGGTGAGCCGCGAGAACGTCAACGACCTGCTCGTGGTGACGACGCAAGCCACGACGCCTGACGGTCGCGTCGACGAGAGCATCGGCGCCGTTTCCATTGCTGGCCTCCGAGGCGAGAACCTGGCCAATGCCATGATGAAGGCCGACACGAAAGCGAAGCGCCGCGTGACGCTAAGCATCTGCGGGCTGGGGTTCGTGGACGAGAGCGAGGTCGAGTCGATTCCGGGAGCGAAGGTGGTGCCGTTTTCTCAGGAGCTTCCGCGCATCGATCCGCATGATGACGGTGGCGAATATCCGGACGCTGACGGTAGCTCTTTCCACCCGCTACTTGACCAACTGCACCGCTGCGAGGCGCTACTCGAGCAATGTGACAGCTACGACAAGACGCTAGCCCTGCGTACGATTCTCGGCAGCAAGGCCAAGCAATCGGAGCTAACAAAGGCGATACAGGCCGCAAAGGAGGCACGGCTCATCACCCCCGAGCAGCACAAGGAACTCAGCCGAATTTGGCAGAAGGTCAACCGCCAGGTCGAAAAGCTCGAGGTGAGCCTTAAGCCTGACGTAACGGCGTCGTTCATTGACCCGGAGCCTGAGGCTGACCCGGCTGACACATATGACAGGAGCTTGTGAGCATGACCCCATCGGTTAAAGAGGCGCTGGAGGCTCTGGCGGAATGGGAGCCAGACGGCGACCGTGAGCTAGACGCCTTCCTGTTTGTGAAGGCTCACCTCGAGGCGCAGGCGGCTGAGGCTGCATGCTGGCTGGTGATTGAGAAATGGTGCCTGGAGCATCGCCTGGTTGGGTGCGAGTTATTCGCGAGCACGCGCCTAGACCCGGAATGGGTAGCTCGATTCAACAACGAGAGTGGCGACGAGATCGGTTCCGTGCCCGGACACCCCACCCGCCTCGAAGCTCTCCAAGCCGCAGCTGCATGGATCAAGAAAGAAGGCTCGAAGTGACCCAATCAACCGAAGAAGGCCAGGTGTTTGTGTTCGTCGGAACCGCTACCGTCAGCGTGACTTGCAGCGTCGAGGCGTCGTCCGAAGCCGAGGCTAGAGCAATGCTCGAAGCTGGCGATTGCGAGTGGGAGTGCGAGGAAGTCGACGGTGACGTTGGCGAGGTCGAGCTAGTGTCTGTAGACGGAGAGTTGAAATGACCGACTCAACCCCCACCGTAAAGGTGGACCCGCTGCTCAAGGCGCTGCTGGAGCTGTATGTGGCGGCTAAGAAGTGCGACCCCGCGCTGACTGACATGGCCCTCGAGGAGCCAGGGTTCAGTATCGCGCGGGCAGTCGAGCGCGTAACCGATGCCATTCGCTCCGCACAAGAGAAGCCATGACTGCAGACTCTACCCCCACCGTAAAGGTGGACCTCGAGGAGCTGGAGCGCGTCATCAAGCAGGCGCTACCTATGACGATGCGCAATGAGTCGCCCTGCGAAGCTAGGGTCGCCCTCAGAACCCTCATCGCCGAGGTACGCGCTATCCGGGCTGAGCTGGAGAACTGGAAAGCGATGATGCGCCGCTTCGTCCCTTCCAATCGAGAGCCGAACCGCTGTCGTAATTGCGAAAGGCTTTACATGGATCATTACGGGGGACCATTCGCTGAACCTGATACGGCATACTGCTCGAGGTACGCTGTGCCCACTAAACCAGGGAGCGAGCCGTGACCGAGAAGCGTGCGCCAGAGGAGCGGGAGCGCCGCTCAGACTCATCACAACCGGCCACCGGTGGATGGGTGGCGTGTAGCGAACGGATGCCTGATATTGAGCACACCGAAGAAAACGACGGCTGTTCGAAATGGGTGCTCGTGTTTGCGCCAGCGCGAGGCAGAGACATGGCGTTCTGGGACGGCACCCGCTGGTATTGGGGCGGCGGAGGGTATGCGATTCAGAGCGAGGTAACGCATTGGATTGACATGCCATCCCCACCAAGGAGCGAGCCGTGACCGAGAAGTCGACTATGAGAAAAATCGTGACAGGTGAGTCATGGGTGAAGGCGTGAACGATATGGAAGACCGGAAAGAACCGTGGCAATTAGCTTGGGAGAACGCTTATCCAAGCGAGGCCGCAGGGCTTCCAGGAGACGAATCGCACGATGCTAGGAATGCGTTCCGTTGCGGCTACATCGCCGCCACCAAACGAGCTCCGGCCGTGCCTGGCGTGGTGACTAGGGAGCGGGCCGAATCGCCAATGCCACTCGATGAGCTGTGCCGCCGCCTGGACGCCGCTGGCTCACGTCTGAAGTTGGACCCGGTAAAGCTGCTGAAGCTTATCGACTCGATTGCTGCGGAGCGGGCCGCGTTGTCCCCACCCGCTGACGAGGTAGCGGGGCTACTGGCTGACCTGGTGAAGGTTCGAGACGCAGTGAGCTTTTCGCGCTCCAAGCTCCAGGGCTACACGCTGCTCGGGCTAGACATTACCTATGCGCTCGACCGAATCGAAGCCTTCATCCGGAACTCGGGGCAGCGGTGAGCATATGTCCCCGCTGCCACCCCCAGGAGTGCTGGTGCGAGCCACCGCCTCCAGATGCGCTCATCGGCGCTCTACACGATACCATTCATCCGCCTAGCGGCAGACTCATTGCGTCGACTCATGTGCACAAAAGGAAAGTGATGGCTGAGAAGATTGAGACGGCGAGTGAATTCCTGCGAAAGCTAGGTGATTGGGCTCGTGTGGATTCCCCATTCGGCGGGTACCGAGCGCGCGCCGCGGAGTCGCTGATCGATAAGCGCGACTCCGCCATCACAGCCGCCGCCGAGCTTCGGGGTCGGCTGGCCACTATCGAGCGGCTGGAGCGCTGCGCCGAGAACATGCGCTGGAACGACGACCGGAACATGCTCATCGGCATCTGCAAACTGCTGCGAGACGAACTGCAGTCGGAAGGCCAGCGCTGATGCCCACACCCGAGCTGGAGACTGCGGAGCAATTGGTGGAATCGCTCTGTGCGCACGTGGTCGGCCGGTATCCTGACACCGGCATCTATGTCGATACGCCGCCAATGGCAGCGCTCATCGAAGCCAGAGACGCCGCCGTTGCGAGGCGGGTGCTGGATGAGGTCCGCGCATCGGCATTCGCGCTGGACGACTCCGGGCTGCAGTTCACGTGGCGTGAGGCACTGCTGAAGGCAATCGGAGTGGTCGAGTGCAAGTACGCAGAGCCCTCTGGGCGGAAGGAGGAGTGATGGCGAAGCGAAATCAGTTACTCGCGGACCTGAAAGCGGTGCGCGCAGCGGTAGCAGCCGGTTCTACCTTCTCAGCCGAAATGCACACAATGGTCAAGAATTGGCCTCGGGAGCGGGGTATCGCCGTATGCAATGCGTTCGATGCGGTCGAGGAAGACCTGGCGATTCTAGACGCGGCTATCGAAACACAGAGGACCCGATGACCAAACCGCTAATCCAGCAGCTAGCCGAGCGCGTCGGTTACGTGCCCGATAAGGTGTCAGCTGAAAGCCTCAGCGTCTACGCATGCGCCAAGCTCCTCTTCGAGCTGTGCGCCTACCTCGACGAATCGACATCCGGAACTGTGCGACCTTCGGGAACCACAGCGCCGGGGTCGACAACGGCAGCCGCTCCTTCGGTTAGCAGCAGCGTGGCCCCGGCTGTGCCGGATACGGGGCTCCTTCGGGATGCGGGTGCAACGTCGGCGGACGCGGACGCAGAGTCTGACCGCCAAGCGCTGGCCGTCTATCGCTCTGAGACGCGCGCTCTGGCTGACGGCGAAGAGGGCCCGTTCGCGCTGGCTAATGTTCGCCACATCCAAGCCAAGCTCGCCGCCTCAGAAGCCCGCGTTCAGGAGCTGACTGGAGAGCTGGAGGAGGCTATGCGCCACGGAAATGTGCTGGCTGACACCAGTGGGCCAGTCGTCAATGTTCTGAAGCGACAGCTGGCAGAATCAGCTCGAACGATTGACAGCATGCGGGCAGTTGTGGAGGCGGCGCGCGCAAGGCTAACGCTAAAGCGCATCCAAAAGACCGCGACTACTAACCTAGACGAGTGGCGTGACTACTTGCACAACCTGACGGTGCGCATCGACGAGGCGGTCTCAGCCCTCGACGCGCGGGTTGAGCCTGTGGGGGAGAGGGAGATTCCGGGACCGATTGGTGCTGGCGACACAGTGCTGTGCAACTTCGACACCCTCAAGACGCTGGGTAAGGTGATTCGAGTCGACGGCTCGGCTATTCCGTACCTTGTCGAGTATGAGACCACGGAGCTTGTGCGTCGCGAGACTTGGGCTGACGCGCGCCACCTAAAGCGACTAATAGCCGCCGACCCCGCTCCTCCAGTCAGCGAGAGCGCTACGAGGGAGGAGTGATGCCGACGATAGAGGAGGACTTGGACTACATAATCAGCACGCTCGTAGACCATGATTGCCCTTTCGAGGCGCGCGCGGCCCTCACCCGCATCCGCGCTGACAGGAAGCACCTGGAGGAAGGTGGGCGAGTTCTGGTGGCCTCGCACGAACTAGGACTGATTCGTGACACGGCCTACGGTGCGGCGTTGGACCGATGGCTCAAAGCCGAGTGCGCTCGTCAGTCGGGGAAGGGTGGGTAGTGATGCGACAGGCGCCTAGCAATGTCCCTGCCGCAGGAACGCAATGGGTGGAATTGCTCCCTTTCGTGAAAGCCGCTCGTGTCGTCACGGTGGAGCACAACGGAGACCCGTTTACTGTGCACTGGGCAAGCGAGGACGGAGCGTTCGGTTCGTGTCCAACCGACATGTGGTCGTACTGGTTTGCTCCGGCTACCTCGCAAACCGAGCCGCCAAAAGCGCGGTGACTCCAGCCGCAAGCAGGCCGATGCCTATGGCTGCCCATTTGGGTATTCCGGTAACCTTGACCGGGCCAATCTCGACCTCCCCCTCCAGCCTCAAGTCGGGATGGCTCGGGGTTCCAGCGTTCACTGTGACGTGGAAGTGCTGCTCTGGGAGTTGATGTCTAGCGGTGGACTCTTCCTCGCTGCCGTCGTAATCAGGAAGCCGCCTCAGCAGGTCCTTGGCGATATCACGAGCGTCATCAGCAGACTCGAGCGCGAGCTCCAGGTCATGCTTGCTACTCGGCGTCGGCGATACCGAGCGCTGCTTCAACCCTCTCAAGACGTTCGCCGTGTTCCTTCAGTGACGATTGTACCACGCGCAGATGCCGCTCGCTGTCTCGCTGTCGAACGCTGAAGGTTTCCATGTGCTTGAGTATCTCGGCGTTCTGGTCGTGTATCAACCCAAGCACGCGGTTCGTCTCGTTCTGAGAAGCGACCTGCTCTCGAACGACGCCGCCGATCCCCTGGTTCGACTCGGCTAGCGCCTTGATTGCTGTTGCGAGTTGACGCAGCTCGTCAATCTGAGAGTGGGCACGGTTTTGCATGTCTGTCTCGGTTGATGGTTTTACGGCTGTGCCCATGGCTACGCCTTGTCCTGGTCGGCAACTTCGCGCCCCGCGGTGTCCCATCCGAAGTGCGGCGGGTGAGCAGCAAGCGCCGCCTCTGCTTCGGCTTTTAGCGACCATTCCTTGTCTGTCGACTCAGGCACTACCCCGGGCCAGAAAAGCTGTTCATTTGGGTAATTCAGGGCAGCGGACTTGCGTGCATTGGCGAGGCACAGACGGTTCGCGGCGTTACGCGGAACAATGCCAGGGTTCCCCTCGGTCTTTATGCCGCACGCCTCAATCGCCCCACCGTAGTCGCCGTTATTGAGCAACCGGGTGAAGTTACTGAAGATGGCTGGGAAACCAGCGCCGACTGCCCAGGCCATTGAGCAGCAACAAAGCTGAGCGTCTGCTGGCATGTCGTCCCAGTGTGGGAAGTGTTTACGCATGATGGCCTCGTTGGCCTTGAGGCGGTCATCGGCCACCTGGAGAATCCCGGCCTCGGTAAGGCGCATCGTCGACAGTCCGGCGGCAAATCTCCAATGAAGGCGCGGGTTGGCTTGCGTCTTCACGACTTGCCACTGGTGCGCGATATCCGCCTGTGATGCTGGCGAGCCATCAGGGAGCACCCAAGGTAGCGGTAGGGCTAGCGAAACTGGGTCGCAAAGGCAACCGATGCCGACGGTTAGCAGGCCCTTGATGTCAGCGTATAGCGATGGGACGGAGCCCTCGAGCGGAGTCGAGAATTTGACGAACGCATCGAGGACTGATTGATGCATTAGAGCGCCCATCGAATCAGGCAAATAACCCCAACGACCGCGGCGATGAAAAGCGTCCCGATCAAATCGCCAATGGCATTTTCACGGCGCCTCGCTACCAGGATCGGGTGATTTCTGTTCATTGCCGCTTCAGCGCCTCGTCAATGGCCCTATCGGTCGCCGCATCTGCCGCGTCCGCGATGACCGCTCGCAGCGCCCGCTCAGCAGCTGCCTTCTGGTCCCCGCTCTCCGCAATTCGATCCAATAGTTCGATGGCAGCTGGCAGCGCGTCCAGCGCAATCTTTCCCAGCGCTCCACTTAGCGACATTCGGCAGCCTCCTCTTCCTTGCGCCGCTGTTCGCGTAGGGCTGGCGCATCCGGGCACTCGGCGAGTGACGGGTAGCCCTTGCAGGCCTTCAGCGCGGCCGCTGCATAGCGAGCCTCGATGGCGCTCAGCGTCTTCGCCGGGCAGCTCGGCTGGCAGCTAGCAGCCACAAGGCTAACCCCAATTCCCAGGGCCACGACCAGCGCCTCTGTGGAGCGGGCATTCATTTCCCGGCCTCTAGCTTATTGGCCACCGCTTCTTGCGTTCCGAGAGCGGGCCACGCGTGCACGATCGCGGTGTAGATGACGGGGCCCAGCACTGAAAGAATTGGGCCCGCGTGGAGCGCGTAGTCGTTGAGCGCAATCAATGCGCCAGTGAGCGCTGCCACCGCCGCAGCCGAAAACGCCTGTTTAACTTTGGGTGATAGGGTCGCCATTTTGCCTCAAATCTGCCTTAAATTCTGCCTTTTGTCCAGTATGTTACGGGAGAGTGATTGTGATCTGCTGATTCGCGAACGTGGTCTGATGGGTGCCGTCCGACGTGTACTTGTTGGCGGTGCCATCGACCTTCCACTTTCCGCTGCGTGCTTGCTCCACGAAGTCAGCTAGCTCGATCGTGTTGTACCCGGCCAGACCCGCCCGAATGGCCGTGTTCAGCAGCTGTCTCTGCGCCTCGCTCGCGCCCACTGTTTGATTTCCCAGGGTGGCATATGAGTCGCTCGACGTGACGGCGACCGGTGCCGCCGTTCCGAGCGAAAGCCGCTTCCCCGGGAAGAGAGTCGCAAGGGATGTGTAGTTGGCCAGAATCGTCGCCGCCGTTGCGCCGCCGTTCAGGTCGTTCGCCGAGTAATCGATCACGATATCGGTGCAGTACGTGCCGAGCGCAACGCGCTGCGTCGCCTTCGTCAAGAATGTCGCCAGCGTCTCTCCTGTGCAACCTAGGCGGATCGACGCATAGGTCGGGTTCAGTGGGCGCTGGAGCTCGCCGTTGTCGCCCGTTGCGTCTGCTGATTGATCGAATAGCCCGTCAACCATCGAGTGACCGAGCAGCAAGCATGAGCGCTTCGTGGTCTGCCCAACGATTGCGATCGGGAAAATCACGGCGGAGCTGTTGTTCGTAATGGTGCCACCCATCGTCATGTCAGACGAGCCGGCGTTCATGCACAAGTCACCGATCGCGGCGGACTTGTTCACGCCGTCCGCGTAGCAAATATTCGCGCTCGGGGCGAGAAACGACCGAACCCAAAACGTCGCTCCATTCGGGATGCCGCCCGGGATTGCCGTGGCGTCGCTCAGCGGATTGCCGCCCGATGCGACCACAACCGAAGCCGACCCGCTCCATTTCAGCTGCGTGAATGTCCCCGCTGGATACTCGATCGATGCCGTGACCGTTAGCGCCCCGGCGGGTGCCGTGTAGCCGCCACCGTTCGCCCCGTACCAGTTTGCCCAGGCCACTTGCACGCTCGTGATGGTGTCGCGGGCGATGTGCCCGGTGCGGTTCATGAACGTTGTGGCGGTGCCGAAAACGTTCAGATTCATCGACGCGCGGGTTGCGACTTGGCCGAGATATCCGCTCAGCCCGAAGAAGTTGAAGTAGCCGAACACATCCGCTTGCGTCGGGTTGAAGAAATCACGGCTGAACGCCCCCACGAGGGCCTTTTTCATCGTGATGTACTGTGCGCTGGTCGAGCTCATGGCGGAGCCAGCGTTGGCGTCTGCGGCGAGCGCCGTCCAGAAATCAACAATGTTCGCGTCGGTCGGATTGCTGAAGTTGCCAGACAGAATCCCTCGCGCTATTTCGCCTGCCAAGAACTGGCTAGCGTTGCTGAGGGCTGTCGCGCCGACAGCGTCTGCGAGGAATTGCTTGAAAAATGTGAGCACATCCGTGTCGGTCGGGTTCGCAGAATCGACGGATAACGCCCCCCGGAACAGGTCGCGCATCGTGCGGTATTGGGCAGCAGTGAGAGCCATTAGACGATCCCATCGAAAGTGTTATCGGCCGCGTAGGTGCCTGCCGAGAATTGGAGCGAAACCAGGGGCAATAAAGGAAGGGAGACCGAGGCGCCTAGCGTTATCCCGATCTGCAGCGCGCCGCCGTTAACCGAGTACTGGAATGCACCAATTCCGAGAATCCCAGGCGTCAGTATTTGCACGTGAAGTCGAGAGTTCGAAAACGCTGACTCGACGACGGAGACGGCTGGCGGGCTAGTGCCAGCACCGAGCAGGCTAGGGGTGAATGCGCCAGCAAATGGCTCCTGCCCCTCGCGGCTCTCTACCGATCGGCGAGTCGGGGCCATCAGCGACCGTCGCCAGTCACCAGGCCGGGGACGCCGGAGCCCTTCGTGATCCACACACCAGCGCCGGCCGCGTCGCCGACCCAGCAGAAGTAGATGGTTCTGTTTTGCCCGTTGAGCGCAATCCCAGGCACCACCACCGGAAGCGTGGTCCCATTGGCAACCGACTCACCGAGTGTAGCCGCTTGTTGCCCTGCTGCCGTCGGTACAGCCGCTACAATGGCCGCCGTCGGGCTTGTGGTGAAGAAGTATTGGAGGTTTGCTCCCATCGGACGGATGCGGACGAACTGATTGCAGAACGCTAGCGGGATCGCTGCGATCTGTGGAGTAGTCGTGAGCGTATATGCGATCGTGTCGGTGATTGCGGTTCCATCGCCGAACGCCGGCTTTACGTCGAAATACTTTTCCATTGTCGTTACCTTTGGCCTGGCGCATGTGCGCTTGGGAGTGTCATCGATTCGCCAGGCTGCATCGCCGGGCCTTTGAGTCGCGGCATTGCCGGTCCGCCTTGCGGCTTCTGTCCTTGCTGAAGCGGCTTGTCCATTTCGCCGATTGCGCTCTGCAGGCCGGCGAATCGCAGGCCGAGCGAGCTATCGCCCGGGATTTTCATCACGACCGATACATGCACCCGGCGCGAGTACGGAATTTCATCCTTGTTCGCCGAAAGGTACTGAAGCGTGGTCGTCTGCATCGCCTTGAACGTCTCGGGATAGACCTGCTCGAGCGCCTCAACGGCATCGCTGTCCAGCTTCCCGCGAGCGATATCGGCGATAACTGCTTCTGGCTCCATTACCGCGTTGACCTTGCTGAGAAACTTCTGCATTTCCCTCGGTGCTACCGAAGCCTCGCGAGCCAGGGGCGATAGCTGCGAACCGCCGCGTGGTTGTGGGAGCTGGCTAGCAAGGTACGCTTGTGCGCGAAGCAGCTGCTGGCTTAGGGCGCTAGCTACCTCGGGGTATGCCGTCTGAATCTTGCCGGTCGCGTGCACCAGCTGGGCTTGCTGATGCTGGGGGTTCTGCAGCTCCTGAAGGCGCCCGCGGACTTCGGCAAAGTTGGCTTTCAGCTCGGTTTGCGTCGACGGGCGGTAGGGTGCCGGGCGCTCCGCTTCGATCACAGCTCGAGTCGCGGACGGCAGCACATTTTCGCCGACACCTGACAGTGAGCGAGCTGCACCGTCGACAAGCGATGTCATGCGTGCGGCGCGTCGAGCAATCTGTGCGGCGATGGCATTGCCCTGCTCGCGTACGATCTTGTTGCCGATCGCGGCCGCCCCGCCGAGCGCCATCGTCGCCAGGGCTCCAGCGTTGCCGCTAGCCATGTGAGTCAGCGCTGCGCCGATGCCGAGCATGTGATCGGTCAGGCTTACGTGCCTGTTCTTGGCGACTCGGCCAGCCTCCTTTTCGGCCGCCTGTTGCATCGAAATCACCCCGGCGTAATCGCGGTGCAGTCGAGCTACGACGGCCCCGTCCTCGCCTGCTGCAGTCAACGCTTGTGCGGTGGCGTCTTTCAGGAAGTTGTTCGTCAAATCGGACACGCGCTTAAGCGCTGCCTGATTCTTGACAGCGATGGCCTGCATCGACTTGGCAACTCCCTTCGGGTTGAGCTGCGCCTCGAGGTTCTGCTGCCACTCGATGATGGCCCGATACGTATCCGCAGCCGGAGGCGCCGCAGCAACCGCTGGCTTAATGCTAACTGGCCCTACCTCTTCCGAAATGATATTGCCCTCCGCATCATACGTGCGGATCTTGGCCAGAATCTTATCAGCGCCGGCTTCCTGAGCCGCCAGCAGCCGGTGCCGCCCGTCGTTCAGATGGATCTGCCCATCCGCCTCAATGTGCACAGATACCGGCTTAAATGGCTGGCTATCGTTCATCGTTGGACGCTTGCCCAGCGCTATCGCCTGAGCCTCTTCCGGAGTCGCTCCGGCATATCCTTCGCGTAACACGCGCATGTCGCGCATGCTCCCTGGGTCGCGGTTGAAATCGGCATTCTCTACGCCGAGCTCGTTCACCCTTTTCAGCGACGCAGACTCCGCGGATACTTCTTCGCCGCCAACCTCGGCAATTTTCTGCCGCAAAAGCTTCAGCTCGCGCTCTGCCGCTCGAGCCTGGCTCATGGCTCCAGACACGCCCTGCTTTCGCAGTGACTTTACAAGCGCGTCGCCATCGGCGAGCAGTTTCTCAACGTCAGGCGCTACGGTCGGATTCGCCTCCATAATCGCGGCCGCTTTCTCGCGAGTGGCGCCAATCTCCGCGCCGATATCGCGCCGCAATTGCCCGATGTTGTCAGCGATGTCTTGAGGCTTTGTCGATGCCTCAAACACGGTCTTCCCGGCATTCGGGCCCTCAGCGATCTTGCGCTCGAGAAGCATCCCCGCGCTGGCATCTTTCCAGCCCTCAGCGACCTCGCGAGACTGACCCTTTCCGACATTCTCGAAGTCGCGACCCAGCTGTTTGCGGGCAAATCCAGTTGCCATCTCATCCAGCTTTTCGCTGGTCGGAAGCTTCCCAAGAACGGCACCGCCGAGTTCTCCAGCAGCCCCGATCCCAGCGCCCAGGACACCGCCGAACAGCGCTCCTTGCCCCATGCCGGCTGCTAGAGCTTCGGTTGTGAGCGGGTCACCCTTGAGTGCAGAATCCGATAGCGTCTGTCCCGCGCCGAAGATAGCGCCCTCAGTCGCCCCAGAAGCCCCGAGGCTGATGGCCTTGGACGCAACCCGTCCAGCTAGCGAGCTACCGACACCAGCCGCCTCTAATCCTCCAGATGCCAGCCCACCGACAGCCTCACCGACCGCGCCGACTGCGCGCATTGGCGCCCCCAGCACCTTGCCAGCGGTAGCCAGTCCTGATCCGATACCAGCAGCCGCACTGCCAGCCTCAGCGCCCTCAGTTAGCGCTGCTCCACCACCAGTTAGCAACGCAGGAGCAACAATCCCAGCCACCTCGCCAGCGCCCGAGCTGATGGGGTTCTGTCGCTTAAGAGCTTCAAGTGAAGAAGCCGCCTCCTCGCCACCGATGGCTCGAGCCGCAACATCTGACAGACCTAATGACGCCGCTCGTGCAGCGCCGGCCCCGAAAGCCTTTGCCTCATTGCCGAAGCCCCTGCCGTAGACGCGCTTTTCATTGATGGCCGCCACCTCTTCGGGCGCCAGCACCTTGACGCCCGGATGAGCGGCATCCTCGGGAGCGACCGTGATAAGCCGACCCTCGCTCGAGCGCGCAAGTATCTTGGCTCCCTGCTGGAAGAACGCATTGCCGCTGGCGACTGCAGCTGGCACATCTTGCGGCGCGATCGCCTTGCCGTCTGCCGTGTAGGCTTGCGGCTGAACGAGGGGAGCGTCAGCCATTATTCGGTAATCTCCTGCGCAGAGTCAGGCAGGTCGTTCTCGGTCTCGTCCGGGGCATCGCTGCCGCCGCTACCCTTGCCCGCCGGGGCTAGGAACTTCTTCTGATTTCGGATCTCATCCTCCATTTGGCGCTTCAGCTCATCGAGCTTCGCGGCAGCAGACGGGTTTCGAAAGAACGCGGTCGGATTGCCGATCATTTCGTGCATCATATCTTTGGTAGCCTGCTGGAAGGTAGCCACGCCGATCGCGTCGTGAGCCTTGAACGTCAGGCCGCCAGCAAGAGTCTTCGCGCGCTCCTCGTCCTCACTGCCCCACGTGCGCGAGCTTGCGTCTTTCGTTAGCTGTTGCAGGCGAGCGATATCCTCAATTGCACCGTGAGCGCTGCGAACAATCTTCTGTGATTGCGTCTTCTCTCTTGAGTTGCCGGCGAGACGCACAGAGCCATCGGGGAATCGAACCGCGAGAGGGGAGGCGTCTGCAGACTTGAGCGGCTTTCCGTTAACGTCCGTGTTGCCCTCGAGGTAATCGAGACCCTTCTTTGCCTCAGCAGCTTTCTTGATTCGAGCGAACGGGTCATTCCCGCCTCCGCCGCCGGTCATCGATAGCTTAGCGGTCACGTGCGCGCCTGCCAATTGCTGAGCTTGCGCCTGCAACTGCTCACGCTTCAGCTGGCTATCCTGTAGCGCTAGTTGGGCCTGACCAAGAGCGTCTTGCGTCCCGATTTGCTCGGCGGTGTTTTTGACGAGGGCATCCTTCGCGGCGAGCGCCTGGAGCTGCAAATTAGTACGAGCGAGCTCGGGGCTGCCGTACGTCGCCAGCGCATCTTTGTAGGCGTTGTTAGCTAGCGAAGCCTTGTCCTTCGCTGCGTTGTAAGACTGGATCTGGTCGTTCGTCCAGCGATCAATCATCTGGTTGACCATCTTATCGCCCTGATTTTCGCCACCCGTTCGGAGCGCAAGCTGTCCACCGAAAATCATGGCCACGCCAGCGGCGAGACGAACGCCGACGCCCTTGTCCTTCCAGAACTGGTCGACCTGTTTTGGCTTCGCGTTTGCTAGCTCATCTTGCGCCGTTTGAGACTTCGTGTTGAGTCGCTGGATCTCGGCGTCGATGGCCTGGCGGCGCTTGATTTGGTCCTGAACATTGAGGGCTTGTTGTCGCTCGAGTTCCGCTTGCTGTTCGAGATAGTCACCCTTGTGTAGCGCCTGGTCCTCGAGGGAGTTGCTTGTCGACTGGTCGAGCTCGTCTTGGCGCCTCTTGATGTCCTCAGCCAGCGCGGGGTCTACGCGACCAGGCTCGTTGTATTCGCGAGTTTCGCCAGTCACCGCGAGCTTCGGGCGGCCACCACCGCCGCCGCCTCCACCATTCTTGATGTAGTCGGCGAACAAGGGATCCATACCGCCGGCCTCTGGCGTTTCCGCTTGTCGTTTCTTGCCGGCGCCGACCTGCACCAAATCGGGAGGCTTCGGCGGGCCTCCGGCTTCCCCTGGTAGGCGCACATCGAACCTACTAGCCGGCGCCGTTTCATGTGAAACAGACTTCGGCGGAGCGAGCAACTGCTGAGCGACAACGCGCGGATCCGGAGGAGGCGGCTTCTCGGCGTAGACGCCAGCGCCCGCCATGGTGTCCACTGGGCCACCCCCAATGCCAGCCACAGCGTCAGGCGATTTCGACATGCTGTAGGGGTTGCTCATCTCGGGGGGCGCAAGAGCTGGCGCCTGCGAGGCATCCGGCTGCAGACCTTGCGCGAGCGCATCCTGCTCGGACATCGGCACGACCATGCTAGCGCCATCGTCTCTCGTGACGCTAAGCAGGCCCGGTTGCAGTGTGCGAAATGTAGCCACTCAGTAGCCCGCCTGGGTTTGCGGATAGAGTCCCGCCTGGTATGGCGCCGGCTGGGCATGTCCGCCGCCCATTGCCTCGAGTTGCTGAATCTTGCGCTGCAGCTCGCTGATGGCCGCGGTATTGGTCATCGTGAGGCGCGGCGTATCGACCTGGAGCCCATGCCTGGTGTCGTGCACCGCCGGAGCCGCGGCCGTCTTGAGCAGGTCCTGAGCCATCGGGCCCACCTGTCGGCCAGGGACAGCGCCGGGGGCGCTCGGGTCCTTGTAGTTGTAGGCGTACCCCTTGGCTGCCGTCAGATCTACAGCCGGCCGCGGAGCCCCGCCTTGGCTCACATAGGCCTGATCTAGTGAAGCGGTGTCGGGCTGCTGAGGCGCGAACGAAGCTGTCGGCGGGCCCTGAAGAGCAGCTAATTGGGACTCGAGCTCGCGAATCCTGGTCTTACTGTGCGCATCACTGGCCACGAATGGGGTGGTGGAGATCGGCGCCGTTCGTTGTTGGGAAGCCATCGCGGGTGCCACTGACGATTGGTAAGGACGCCCCGGGTTAACCGCAGGCGCCGCCCCGGCGCGCTGTCCTGCTAGAAACGAAAGTAGCGACGACTGTGAAGCGCTCGGCCCAAACCCCGCGTTATTACGTCGGTTCAACGTATCCGCTCCGAGCTGCTGGTCAAGCGAGTGGTAGTAGTTCGCGCCGCTGATTTGGTTGAGATAACTTTGCGCCGCAGAAGGCGTCGGAGGAGGGCGATGGATTGTGGTTGCCTGTTGAAATGCTCCAGGATCCTGTCCGGCGGCGGGCGACACCTCCCCTCGAGATATCACCATCCCGGGTTCCGTCACTATCGCCTGCGGGCTGCCAGCGGGCACGAACCCGCCAGCATACCCCTGCTCGATCTGCGGCAGTTCAAGCGGTACGATGTCGGTCTTCTGACGCTCGTCGGAAGCGACGCCGCTCGCGCCCACCTTTGCCGCGTCCTCAACCAACTGTAGTTGGCGGTTTTGCTTCGCGGCAGCCGCTGCATCGTCTGCCTGGTTATTAGCCATCGAAACAGCGGTCTTTGCGCCGCCAAGCGCCATGTTCGCGTTGAGCTGGGCGCCCATGATGTTGTCGTTTCGCTGCGCGCCCGCATTGAACGCGGCCTCACCCATTTGGTTGGCCTGCATCCCGAGATTTTGCTGACTAACGCCAAGATTGTTGTAAATCCCAGTCGTCGCGTTGTTGATTTGCTGCTGGTTCTGGCCAAGCGCCGCGTTTTGAGCCTGAACACCTTCGTTTCCGGTCCGAATCGTGGTCGCCTGGTTGCCGGCCTGCCCCGCGAGCGAACCGCCCTGCCCATAAGCATTGCCGGCCTGCCCAAGCGCACCCGCTTGGAACTGGTTGTAGGCGTTTTGCTCTTGGATCCGGGCAATCGCAGCAGCCTGGTTGGTTTGCTGGCTCAGCGCGGAGTTGTTGAACGCCGCCTGGTTCATTGCCGCCTGCCCGCTGCCTAGCGAGCGCCCCGAGCGCGCCATGCTGAGCTGCTGAGCCATGCCGCCGGCCAGTCCCTGCTGGAGTTGCGCGGCGGCGTAGCTGTCACCCATGGGTCGCGTGCCCAGCGCCTGCAACTGGTTGCCGACTTGGTTGACGTTGCCCATCGCGGCATTGGTCCCGCCGAGAGCTGCTAGCTGAGCTCGCTTGTCGGCGAGCGAGGTCGTGATCTGCGGGCCACCACGCATCTGAGCGGCGTTCGCGATATCGAAATTGCTGTTCGCCTGGTTGTAGAAGGCAGACTCGCGAGCCGCCTGGTCGCTCTGGTGCTGCAGTCCGGTGCTGTAGGCGTTCGCGGCAATGGCGTTCGCGTCGGCTGAGTTGGGTCCGTTGCCGTATTGGAAATTCTGCGGGTCAGGCGCGGCGGTCGGCGTAACCTGCGGCTTTCCCAGGATATTCCCATCCTCTGACGCGTATCTGTAAGCCTCGGAACCACCGAACGTCCCTGCGGCCGCAGCAATCCGACCTAGATTCCATTTGCCGCCTAAAAATGCCATCAGGTATTCCTACTCAGTGGAGAGACCCGCTTCAGACCTTCGCCTTGCTCATGTTCGAGGGTCATCGCGATCAGCGCGAGCCCTTCGGAAGTGCTCGTCTCATCATACTGCACCCGCACGCTCAAAGCATCCCGAAGCTCCGCATTTCCGAGCGATGTCTCGACGACCGTCAGGTCACCGATCTGCGCGTCGCCGGCTGCGAGAGTAAAGAAACGCTGCGACGTGTACGATCCGAATTCTGTGGTTTTGGTAATGCTCAACAGGCACCCCGATCGCACCTCAGCCAGCAGGTCAACCTTGCTGATGACGCCCTGCGAGAGCACGCCGAACGGTCGCATGTCACCGGTTCGAAGCTCCATTTGGATCGGGGTGTTGTTGGCGTCCGAATAGACACCATTGGACGCCTGAAGCCCGTTCGCGCCGGTCGTCTCCCCAAATTGCGCGATTTCTCCGCCGATCCATTGCCCAATCCCGCACGGCGCGGTCCCATTTCCGGCTGAATCTACGTAATTGTCTACGCCCCACGACTTGTGCGCCATGTCGTACACGATTCGGATCCCCTGGGTCCCGCTCGTGTTGGAACACGTCCAAAGAACGCTCTGCTCTTGCTGCTTTGTGATGGTCGTCACGCCGGTGATAATCGGGAAAGCCTGCAGCGAGGTCATCACGTTATCGCCAGCGGGCACCGGGGAGCCAAAGCCACGAGGCAGCAAATAAAGGCCGCGTGAGGTCTGAAAGAAGCAGCCGTCATCGATTACCTTGACGCTGCGCGGCTCGATGCAGCCGAGCTCGTAAGGCATACGGGTAACGTTGCCGAAGTCTCCGTTCCCGTCGTCTGCGGGGCCGTCGCCGCTGGCGATATAGATCCCCTCATCCGTGAACATCACCAGTACGTCGAGCCAGGCGAGCCCAGTGCATGGGGCCGGGAGCACAATACGAAATGCGTCGTTGTCGGCGAAGCTCGGGGACTGGTCGCCAAAGATTAGCTTGCTCGCCTGGATCACGTCCGGGCGCATCAGGCCACCCAGGAACAAGCGCTGGCCGCCGACACAGCCGAAGCGTGCTGGGGGAGGGAACGAGTTGGCGAGAGTCTGCCCTACCTGGACGTACAGCGCCTTGTTGCCCTGGATGCTTGCGTCCGATGCCTGGTCAACGATGGTGTAGATTCCCTGACCGCCATCGATGACTGACGCCAAGTAGTAAGTCTGGCCATTCGAAAGCGTGCGGTAAATCTCGAGCTGGCAGCTTGTACGCGCCGATAGAGGCAGGCCGCTGACAGCAATCGTGACCTGCGTCTGACCGGCCCCCATCGTGACCTTGCGCGGCGTGGCCGGGGCTGATATCTCCACGCGCCCGAGGCTGGTGCGAGACACGTAGACGGCGGTGTAATAGTAGTCAGAGGAGGCGGTCATCGCTCCGCCGCCCGCTGGAGTTCCGATGCCGAACTGAGGTGCGGCGATGTATCCTTGCTCAACGCATCCGCGGTCGTCCACCCTAGTAAGCGCACCCATCGGGATAAACGATGACGAATCCGCGTAGATTGGCACAAGCGAGCGGGACTGCGCAGCGTCAGAGTAATGCGTCGCCTGCAGCGTCCTGAATTCGTGCCCGATAGTTACCGATCCTGGGATAGCGAAGTAGGTAGGCACCGTACACGCGAACACCGCTGAAGTACCGAGTTGGGCCACGGTCGGCACACCGCGCAAATCGGCTCCGGTCGTGAGCAAGCCATCGCTCACCACGTAATCCTGCACTGACATCTCGATTGGCAGAGAGATGTTGCTGTTAGAGGAGAACGAGTTTGGCAGCGGGAGCCGAAGTAGCGTCGCATATGCAGGGCCGCTCGTAGCCGTCTCGGTCCAAATGTAGACCTCGGTTCCCGCCTGAAACGGGAGCGAGATTGGGTACGCCCCGAACGAGGTCACCGTTATGATTTGTGCAGTGCCGGTAGCGTCAACATCCCGCACAAAGAATGAGCCGAACTTAGGATTACCGGTGTACGAAGCACCGAACACGGCGCGCACGCCGCCACCTCCGATGCCCAAAACCGTAGAGCGATACGAGAGCAGCGGCTTGGACGCTACGGTGGCGGTGAGCACACCGGTTCCGATGACTGCTCCGAGTCCAGCCGGGAATACTGCTACCTTGGTTGAAGTGGTAGCAGGGACACCGTACCCGACATAGATGCCGTTCGTATTGCCGAGCACAGTGCATTCGGTCGCGATTTCGCCAATTGTTCGCGTCGCAGCGATAGCCCAAGTAGCGACAGTAACTAGGTCTACGATTAGGTTCGCCGCCGTTCGCGTGTACGTCACCAGGAACTGCGTTGAACTATACGAGCTCGCATCGTAGGACGTGATCGATGCCGCGGGGACGATTGCGGTCTCAGCGCCGAAACGGCCAGCAAGCGACGTTAGAAGGCGCCCCATGATCGCCGTAGTTGCAGCTCCAGACGTGTACAGGTACGTGAGGACCACCTGATTGCCGGCCACAATTAGCTTGGGGTAGGTAATGCCGCCGAAGCCATTCAGCGCGGGAGCGAAATCCTGCATGAACACCAGCGTCTGGTCAGCTGGATCCGTCGCGACGACGCGAATCATCTGATCGCCTAGCCCGGTCTGCTGCACAAATTGAACAGCCGTCCACAGGTACCCGAGCGCGTAACAGCTAGAGCAGGGGGTGGTATTCTGCCCCTGCAGAGACTTGGCTGGCACAGGGAAAAAGCTGTTGTTTGGTAGCCACCCGCTAGCCGCACCAGCTACGCGCACCGTAGGATCCGCACCAATGGAACCGATTGGGAGACCGAGGATCGATAGCGAACGGTCGAAGAATGCGTTGGTTACGCTATCGAAATTGCTGCATTGGTCATCAACCAAGGCAAACGCGCTGTTGCCGGCCGAGCCTATTGCGCGAGGGCTACCACCGAGCTGCGCCGTTCCCAGCGTAGCTACGCTAAGCGCCGTATGCCCGTAGCGCTTACCCCACCGCGACCCCTTTCGCAGGCGCACATTGAACGCGATATCCAGCTGCGGCATTGGCAGCACTGCGCGCTCGATGCCCTGGTTTTGGCCAGAAGTGAGCAGGTTGTCGTTGATATCCGTGCCTGCCATCACGCCCACCAATCCGAGCCGTCGTAATAAATCCAGTACACGCCGACCGCTGCGTAAGTTTTGCTCGTGGTCGCATTGATTCGACGAGCAACGCCGGCAGCCGAGAATCCACTAGAGAATACGTTCACGTTATTGGCCGCGAAACGCTTGACCACAGCCGACCATCCCGGCGTCTTGTCTGGGGCGGAGAGTGTAACCGTCACGTTTCCCAGATTCGAATCGCAAAGAGCAATCTGGCCAGGAAGTACAGACGCAATCGTATCAGCGACGCTGGTGAACCTGAGCGGCACTAGCGCCGGCTGATACGTCGCGCGAATGTCGTCAGTCTCGGCTTTTACGTTACCCTCGAACGTGCTGAGCTGAGACGATAGGCGGCTGGCGCTCTCGGTGATGAACTGGTGGATCTGCTTGAGCATTCAGATCCACCGCCGATCGCCGACCCATTCCCCGATGAAGCTGTCCGGATTCACGTCGACAATACGCGGTGGCATGTTTGCCGAACGCTGGTCAGCGAGCCCCTTGATGCGCTCATGCTCCTCCGCGTAGCGCTGCGTAAGAAACCCAGGCGACTTGTCTGCTGCCATCCGCAGATCGAGCGCCGCGCCAAGCGCAACCAGTACCTCCCAGCCGTTCACACCGTCGAATGTCGCGTTGTCATCAGGGAGAGCTACAAATGCAGGGATATACCGAGCCGCGCACGAGACGACTACGGTCGGCGTCGGGAAGAACTCCAGGGTGCTCGCGCTCGCCGTTTGAACGCCTCGAAGCCGGTAGGCCTTCGGTGACCAGCGCGACCAGGTTTGCAGCCAGTTCTGGTAGTTGCTGCGCTGGAATACTGAGGTGTCCTGGACCGCCTCGATGTTCTGCGCGTCCCAGTTCAGCCGCACGTCGAGCAGCTGATAGAAAGGAGGCGTTAGAGCAGCAAACGAGTAGGTCGGCGTACCGTTCGCGGTGTTGAAGGTGTAGTCGCTCGCGTAATATTCGTGGCCGCGAGCCGCTACGAGTAGATCGTAAAGGCTCGCGATTCGCAGGTTGATGAGACTATTCAGGTCCGTGTCGGACACGAACGCATTGGTTCCGCCTGGGTTTTGGTTGCTGTACACCCTGGCGAGCGTGCGCAGCTGCACCAGGGTGATGCTGGCCAATCAGGCCTCCCCCTCGGAATCCTCTTCTGACATGCACGACATGGCGATTCGACGAATAATGTCCTTCAATGCCGCGCCATCTCGGTCCTTGATGGCATTCGTCAGATCCTCGGCGTCGGTATCGCTTTCCTTTTCGCCTCCCTCTTCCACTGGCCCAGCGCCGCCTTTCGGGGTGAGAGCCAGCAGAAGCGCGGCTTTGGTGTCTTTGCCGGCCATCATCACTCGGTGTAGGTGTCGACGATGGTCAAGACACCGTTGACGAACACGTTTGCATTTGCAGCAGGCGGGTCGGCTACGGCGCCGTTGACGAGGATGAACACAACCGCAGTTGGCGGCGATGCCGGGTTGTAGGCCGCACCGAACCCAGTCGTCGGTCCAGCCTGAGCGTAGGCGGTGCTAGCTGCGTTGAGCGCGAGCTCTGCGTAGAAAGCGCCAATGATGCACCCGGTATCGCGGAACGTCAGAGTGTAGACGCCTTGCGATGTGCGCACGACACTGGCCACCCAGTTGTTGAGCGGGGCAGGCGCCAAGGTCGGCGCGTTTGCCCCGTCCACGAAGAACTTGAAGTTCAAGTCCTTCTGCATCGGGTTATTGGTAAACCCAGGATACCCGCCGCGTTCCATCAGTACTCTCCGCGGCGGAGGCGAACCGTCGTGACCGAGGCTGGCACAACGACGCCAGCGCCGGACTTGGCGATATTGATGAAGAGATTCGCGCCGGGCAGGAGCGCGATGTTTGCGCCGGTAACCACCGTGAAGTTCTTCGCGATGAGGGTCGCCCAGTTACCCGAGTCAGTGATCGCGGTCGTAAGCGTCAACGCAATGCCGGTTGCGCCAGCCGCCGCGTTGTCAGTCTTGATCGTGATGGTAGCGAAATTGGTGTTGTCAGCCGTCAGGGTGCCGGCCGTCGCGACAATCTTCGCGGACTGCACATAGAGTGTGAAGTCGTACGGGTTGTTGAAGATGATCGTGTCAGCAGTCGCCGTGCCCGCCGCGCCGTCTGCCGCTTTGGTAAACGGCGGAGCGAACACGTCGAATGCCTGGTTAACAACGGGCTCGAGCACCGAGGTGCCTGGAAGCGGACCGCCGCCCCGGCCTACGCCGAGACTGCCATCCACGCCCTTCATGAAATCGCCGATGTTTGACATATTACAGCGTCCCCACGATGGCTCGCGCCGGTTCTGCGTTTTCGAAATTCATGTAGCAGCCGTACCGGAATTGGTAATCGTCGCTGCCGGGGTTGCGGAGGAACATCTTGATCCCGTCAACGTCGAGCAGCATCGGCACATCGCCAGCACTGCGCATCGTCCACGTGCTCGGGTCGAGAGCCCAAGCGAAGCCGCGAGGGATCCAGGTCTCGGAGAACACGTTCATGTTCCCAACGGCCGACTGCAGAGTCAGCGCGTTGTAACCGATCTTCACGCCGCTCACGTCCACGTCGATGGTCTTGAACGTCGACTGCTCCTTGAATGCGTCGCGCATATCGAGCGGGTTCATGAACACCGTCTTGATGCCGGTGAGCCCGTTCTGCTTGGCTTCCGCGCCCATGTCGATGAGCGTTTGCTGCTTCGGCTGACCAGTGCCGAGCACGCGCCATCCGGACAGGAAGTTGAGGTCGCCCGCGGTGAAGCGGTTGACGCCAAGGAACGAGTCCGAGACGGTCGGGTCGACCTGGGGAGCCCACGCCGGAATGCCCGACGGGTAGCCCGCGTAATCGCCCGAGCGGAAGAGATAGCTGGAAGTAGTAAGGCCCGGGATTTGGTTCCAGTTGCCTGAAGCCAGGGTAAGCGAAGTCGTTCCGGTCGCCGCGTTCAGGCGCTGAACCTGACCGAGCTGAACCTGAATACCTGCACCGAGCACGCCAGCGGAGCCCGAGTAGCCGTCGTCAACCGCTGCCTGCACGAACATGTTCTTGAAGAACGCATTCGCATCGACGCGACTGGTGAGCGTAACCGTGGAGGTCGCGAGATTGGAGGTCGTCGCGATTTGGCCGCGAGCGCCGCCGCCGTTACCCCAGGCCGCACGGCTCAGGGTGACGCCGAAAGCCTCGAGGGCGCGGTCCATCGTGTGTCGAACGATGTCGACGATTGCACCCTTCTTATCGCGGCCGGCGAAGATGGTCTCACCGTCGATGCTGCCAACCTCATACAGCTTCTTGCGGGGAAGCTGAAAACGGACCTCTTGGGTGCTACCCTGGTTCGCGATTGCGGTAGCGATTGAGCTCGATCCGCCGGAGCCGGGGGCGATGCTGACAACAACGTACTTGGCGCCTTGGCCGTAGAACGTCGTGTCTTTCTTCATCGAGCCTAGGAGATACGATTCTCCATAAAGTGGCTTCGAGATGCCGTCCGGGTAAAGTACTTTGAAGATGTTTGGTGCACTTGCAATGGATTCTGCGATTGCCATTCGGGAGCCTTCTCAAGCGCCCGACGATGGCCTCGCTACATTCCAAAGTTTGCGAATAGGCCCATCTTTTCGAACGCTTCGATTTGCGCCTGCCTCAGCTCCGACTCGCTCAGGTGTCGATTAGTCGCACCCGGTTCGGTCGTGAGTGAAGTAGGCAGCGTGCGTTGCTGCGCTGGCGCACTAGGCGCCGTCACGGGCTTCGCAAATCGCTCAGGGTTCCCGGCCTGACCTGCCGCTGGGGCAGCAGCTCCTCTGTTTCCGTTCGGTTGGCCGCTGGCGCCGCCGGTACGCTGGAGCAACTCGTAATGAGATCGGATCTCGGTTTCGACCATATCACAAGCGGCCCGCAGGTCAAGAGGTTGCCCAGTTTGCTGGTAATGCTGCTGGCGAATGTCAACGATTCTCGCGTCGACTAGCGCCGGTTGCTCAGCAGCGAGAGAGCTCACATAGGGTAGGTCGATGTAGGACTTAGCCTGCTCCAGCTGGGCGACTCGCGCCTGGTAGATTTGTTGGTCGATCTGCGCTTCGGTTTGCTGCGCGACTTCGGCTTCCTTCTGAGCCTTCATCGCCTCGATTTCGCGGCGGAGCTCGAGCACCTCAGGGGGCAGCTCCTTCTTTATTGGCTTCCCGGTGGCGAGAGCAGGCGCCAGCTCACCACGCCAGAACTCATGGGCGTCGTCCTCGGATTTGCCACTGAGCCTGGCAATCGCCTTGATGAACCGAGCCGGATCACCGGACAGCATGTCCTCCCTCATTGCTGAGGTCATGTTGTTCCAGTTGCGCTGGGCTGCCTTCTCGGCGAGTACCTCCTCCTTCGTCTTCTTGAAGCGAGCCTCCTTGGCTTGAGCCTCAGCCCTCGCGTTGTGCGCCGCCTGTCGGATCTTGAGAGCCTCCTTGACTTGCTCTCGAAGCAGCTGGGCACGCTCCTGCACCACCTTCGGGTCCTTGAGCGCCTCATCGCTGAACAGGGACTCGTCGAGCGGGTCAACGAAGCCAGCAGGGGGCGACTTTGCGACTACCGGAGCGCTCGGGGCTTCCGCGTCGGGAGTGACCGCGGCGGCGTTTTGCTCGATGGCTTGTTCGATGATTTCGTCGGCTACGGTCATTGCATTCCTTGGGGTGGAGGCATGTTCGGTGGGGGCGCTCCACCAGCATCAGGCGGCGGGACTGCGGCGGCCGCATTCAGCGCCTGCACATTGGCGCCAGCCGGAGCCTGATTGCCCGCGGCCGTGCCTTGCGCGATTGTCTCGTCGACCAACTCGAGCCACTGGGTCAGCGCGTTCACACTCTTCCAGTTGTCGGGCTCGTCAACCTGCAGCTCGTTCAACCGCTGGATGCCTAGCTGTTTCGCCAGCTGCAGATCCATATACGGTGTCGGCTGCTCGAGCTCGGTAACCTCTCCGCTCTCGATGATGGATTGCAGGCAGCGCTGGACGTTTTGCTCCATGGCCGCTCGATTGCCCATGAGTGCCTTGATGTCCGGCGCATCGATGGCGTCGAAGTACTTCTCCGGCGGGAACAACCCCTTCTCGACCATATCTGCGATCTGGTCCGCGCGCTGAGCCGGGTCCTGTTTGAACAGGTTCGTTGGCCAGAGCTTCAACATGAAGAAGTTCGATAGCCGGATGTCCTTCCAGCGTTGGCGGATGAGCTTCTGGTCCTTCTCGAAAACGACCTCGAAGTCCGTGTCATTCTCCGCAAGCTCGTCGAAGCACCGGACGATATTCTTGTAGCAGTCGAGGTGGAATTCCTCCCACGCCTGGAACTCGTCGGTGTGACGCATCGACTCGGTGTCCGCGAGGAACGCCATGCCTGGCTCGTGGTTGATGCCAGTCGGCTTCTGAGCCTTCATCGACATCTCGCTCACGCCGCGCTGGTCGCGCATCCACTGCATGAGCATCTGGGTGCGCTGTAGCAGGTCGGTCGGGACGGCGGGCACGTTCTCCACTTGCACAGCGGTAGCGGCCGAGCCCTTCACCTGATAGATGTTGTCCGGGTTGTTGTTCATCGAAGCCGGGTTGAGCCCCGAGTCCTTCGAAACGAACGTGCGCGGCACCGCGTGCTTGCGTATGATCTGATTAATTCGCGTGTTCCAACGGTTTACTTCGATTTGGGCGGTGGCCAGAATCTCAGGCTCTCCACGCCCCCAATAAGAACCCGGAACGAAGTTGGGTTTGAACCAGGCAACCGGGAAATGGTCATGAGGCCATGGCACGTCGACAAGCTCAATCGCCTCACCGTCATCTCCGCCGTCGAGAGCCACGACATGGCGGCCGTCGTGGTTTGCACGTACTGTTCGAGTGCCGTCTTCATTCTTTCCCCAAGCCTTATTGTCGTCCAAGTCGACACGCCCGCTCGGCAAGTGCCAGGCCTTGTATATGACGACCTGGTCACTCAGCTTGGAAGCGTCGCGCATGTCATCGTTGGTGTCCTTCCAGTTGGCAGCCTGCGCGTTCTTGACGGCATCGCGCACCCTGGGAGAGGCAGAGGCTAAAAATGAAAGGAGCACACCTCTGTCAATCAGAAGCCTCGCGAATTTCTGCCGTGGCTCGCCGTGTTGCGCCTCGCGCTTCGAGACGAAGAAGTTCCAGCACCACACCGGGGTAGCCACGATGCGAGAGTTGGCACAGTCAGCGAACCACTCGACTCCGCCGCCCTCGAAGATGTAGCCAGCCATCGCCACGCCGCGGAGCTTTCGCCCTTGCAGCTTCTGTTGGTACATCACCCCGTCGCATGCGCGCTGCATGGCCTCGGCGCGTTGCTTCGTGTCGGTGTCGGCCCCATCCGTGACGAACATCGGGCGAACCCGGTTCTTCAGGATGGTGTTGACCTTCGTGTCCGTGATCGCTTGGATGCCGTTCTCGACGCCCGCCTCTGTAAGTACATCCACGAGGCCGAGCGGATTCGAGTTGCTGCCACGAAGGTTATGGCGAGTAGAACCGAGGTAAAGCGCAAGTGAATCCTCCGCGAGTGAGATGCGCTCCTCACCCTGTTTCGAGTAGAGTTCGCGGCCTAGGCGCACGACTTCGGCGGCCGGGTCTGGCTGGTTGTACCAAAGCGTGATGGTTGGTTCAGACACGAGGCTTGGCCTTTCCGGAGCGGATGGCCGAAGCGATTACATCCTCATTCATTCTGCACGCATGCTTGAGCGCGTTGTCGTCCCAGATCGGAAGCTCTGTGACCGCATAGTAGTCATGCGTCGACGAGCGATGCCGAAGCTCGTAGCCATCCATAGTCGGAGACTTGCTTACTCCGACAGTAACCAGGTCACCGGACATAGCGATGGCACGGCGCGTGATATCAGCGATCCTCTTATCCATTACCAACCCCCGCGAGCTTCAGCGCATGTGACCTGCAGTATCCAGCCACAATCGGGCTATTGGCAGCATCTCCGCAGCCCTTGTATCGGCAGACACCTGGAGGCTTCTCCTCCTCGGGTTGCTCGGGCTCATCGAACGAGGGGGGAGCGGGGATGGTGTCGGAGAGTTCGACCTCGATAATCACCTGGTCCTGGCCCGGCTCGCTTTCCTGGAAGCGGATCTTCTTGATGCCGGCAGCGCGCATCTCGTCAGTCAACTGGCGCATCGTGCTCATAACTGGAACCCCGTCAGTCTGTTGGCAGCACCTTGGTCCCAGGTCCGCTGCTGTGATTGCAGGTAGTCGCACCAGCGAGCCTCGTCATCTCGATCGTCCACGACCTCAGGCGCTGGCTGTACTGGTAGCAACTGGGCGCCCAGCAACATGGCTGCGCCGTAGTCACAGTGTCGACCATCGTTCGTCTTGATGAGTACCACTTGGCTCCCGCCTGCAGCACGGGGCCGCGTTCTGATTGCAATGAGGTCTGTCTTGAGCTGACTCACGTTCGGGATGCTGATGGCGCTCTCCGCGAACAGATGCCGCAAACTCTGGATGGCCACGTCGTCGTTCCTTGTGGCGAGCTTCAGCGAAAAGCCGCAATTGGTCAGCTCGGCGATGTCCGAGAGGTGGTCATAGCCAGCTTGATCCGTGACGCACTCGGCGAGCTCGAACTGGCGTAGCTCCTCGTCGATCTCGGGCAGCACTTGGGACGCCTTGAGCGGAGCCGAGCGCGAGCCAATCCACTCACGCGCTACACACACCTCGTAGCCGCCTTGGGGCCGCGTGCCGATGATGACCAGCGTCCAGCCATTGCCGCGAGTAGCCGGGTCGATGACCGCAACGTATCCCTGCCCTGCCGTCCGTCCGATACGTTCGTCCCCACGGGTGCACGCGGTCACGTTCACAGAGGCTAGAAGGGCGCTAATCGGGTCGGCGAACCGCGACATGACATCCGCCTCGTAAGCGCGGTCGTCGGCCTTGCGGATGCGCTCGCAGTATTCGGGCGTGTAAAGCTCGGGGCGGAGCATCGGCCCGGTTGCCAGCATAACCACAAGGTCGGCGCCTGGCTTACCGTGGCGCTCGGTGACGTAGTTGAACACAGGGCCACGTGGGGCCCACAGTGAGCCAACAAGGTCAATCTGTGCCCCTTTGCGCATGCGAGCTCGGATTGCCGACAGGGCGTCATCCAGGTTCACCACACCCTCGTCTTCACCGACCATGCGAGGGGCCTCATCGGCAATGAACCCGAGTAGCCAGCGAGAGACGAGCGTCTTCCCGGCTCTAGCTCCAGCGACGACCTTGATCTCAACCGGCCACCCCGAGTGGTTGCGGATGGTCACGCTACCGTTTTGCGGCGGCTTCACGATGAGCTGCGCCAGCATTGGCGACGAGAGCAGGGCACCCTCTAGCTTGCTGAACGTCTCGCGAGCCTTGTCCAGGTCGACGGATAGGATCGCAACCCTGGGAATCTCTCCCGGAGCCAGGCCTGTGCAGTCTCCGAGATAGGCGTTTCTGAGGGCTTTGGCGGCGACGATGGTTGACTTTCCGCAACGCACCGCCGCGCCAAGGACAAGCATGTCGGGCGCCTCGTCGGGGAGGGCTGCAATAGCCGAAGAACCACCAAGCATGGTAACAACGTCTGGGTCATTGGCTAATTCCTCCAGTGGCTCGCCAGTCATCACGCGGCAGATGGCTCGCTGGACTCGGCTGATGCCGGTCATGCCGAAGCCAGCCGGCGACGCAATGAGCTGCTCGAGGTTCACGTGGCGCGGACCAACCCTAGCCGCTCGAGTCGCTCAGCATCGAGATACTCCGCCCGCTTCTCTCGGATCCCCTGCTCGATGAGCATCACGGTCTCCAAGCCCCCGAGCATCGTTCCGAACGGATGGCCGGCAACCCGCTCCTCATCGGGCAGCTTCAGGTCAATCTCATAGTCCCGCCCCTCAGCATCGATACCCTTGAAGCGAGCCCCGAGCCCCATCAGCTCAGGCCAGCAGCCGATAAGCCGAACCCCAATGCCGGCAAGCCGCGCGTTCACAGCTTTCGCCAGTTCAGCAAGCTCTCGTTCGCGTCGAGCAATCTCGTCAGATGCGAGTTCTTGACCCTGGAAGATTAGCTTCTGTCCGCCTTCAGCCCAATCGACTTGCGCGTGCAAGGTGTCGAGGATGGTGTCGTCCTCGCTCTTGACGATGCCGGGAGTGGGGCCGATTTCCGATTCGGCAAGCATCACGGCTGCTCTCTATGCGGGTAGCCATTGTCAGCGCGCCACTCGTCACGTACCTCTCGGTACCATTTATTAACAGCCTCAAGCGGGACGCCCAGATCACTGAGTCTTTTCTCGGCATCCCAACAGGCGCGAGAGGCCTCGCGGTATGCAGTGAACATAGCCGGGGTCGTTAGGCTGAGGATGAATTCCTCTCTCAGTCTCTGAACGTCATCCGGCAAATGCCTGGTTTCTCTGGTGGCCACCACCGCGTCTAACAGCTTCTTCGCTAGATCAGACATCACGCAACCTTCGGTGGGCGCCCCGGGCCTCTACGAGCAACCTCACCGAGCGGAACCGTGAAGCTATCCGCCACAGTCAGCACATCGCACGAGCTAACCTGGCTCCACGGGAGCAACAATGGAAGCGCGCGCGAGTCATGCGTCGCGATCACCCCCAGCTCCGACGACTCCAGTTTCCAGCCCTGCTCAATCCCGAGCTGGAAGACCGATTGCGAAATATTGCGCCATTCGAGCTCGAGCCCTTTCGGGTCGGCCAGCCGTACTTTCGAAAACTGCATCATTGCGCCTTTACCAAAGCCGGCCGGTCGAATGCCGACAGGTCCGGAGCCTTAACTTTTACCCGACGCGGCTCAATCGACAGAAGCCGGTGAGCGGTCTCGTCGATCTTCAATGCCGTGTATGTGTCCGGGTCCGGAGACTTGCCACGAGCCCTAGAGAGAGCCAGCGAATGCAGGTGGTCCAGCCGGTCCAGTGCCATGGCCAGACGCTCCACTGGGTCCTCCACCTTGTCTATCTCGCGTAGAGACCGAAACAGCGGGCCACGGAGCTCGTCTCCGGTGAATAGTGATGGCTGAGGCACAAGCTCGCTCTGCCCTGCTAAGGGGGGATTAGGCGACAAAGGTGCTTGAGGGCGCTTAGCCATCACGGCTAGCTATGGCAGAAATCCCCAGCCTGGTCAAGCGGTCAGCGCTCAACCTTCGCGCAGCACCAGGTCCGATCGTTCGGATCGCCGCTAAAGCAGTCATACGCCTCATTAGCGAGCCCGGTGATGTTTTGGCCATCCAGGTCGGCCGCCGTGCCTTCGGCGCATTGGTAGGTCACTGAGGCGGCCCGTTGGTAGGTCAGCGACGCTCCGCAGTACTCGGCGGGCTCGGCCGCGATGTGGCAGTTCGGCTCTGGAGTCGGGTAGGCTACTTGGCCGGCGCATGCTGACAGGGTGAGAGCGAGAGCTAATAAGGTGATGAACTTGTTCATTCTGTGGGTACTTTCGTATGTTTGAGGGCGGGGTGGCTACCTACTGCGACCGCGGCGTACATGTTCAGCGTGTCGGTCGCCCAGCGGTTCCAGCTGATGCCAGCGAGCTCGGCGGCTTGTTCCTGTACAGCGAATTCCGACTCGGAAGCCCGCAGCGTCTTGCGGGCCCCCTTGTGCCGGTCGGTCATTCTGCCCGCCAGGCCTCGGCTACCGCCTTCTTGCTGACACCCAGGTCACTGGCGATGTCGCTAATCGCCTTTGCATAAGCTGCTGGAAGCTTCATCCCAAAGTGACGGACGTTGATTCCGGCTTGGCCTTCGACTGCGGTTTTGATTGCTGCGTTGTTCATGACCTAGGTATACGGCTGTGGACGTCCACAAGTAAACATAAATCGACCGTGCTATCGTTTTTTGTTTGCGTACAGTGTCAGCAGCGTCTGCTCGATGTAGGCAGAGCGGCCGGCCGGTTTGCGGAGTTCATCCAGCGCTGAGGTGGCGGTCTTGGTCATCCTGAGCTGAACCTTGACCGTGTGACGCTGGCTCTCGGGGATGCTGGCGCCTGACTTGCGTGGCTTGGTCATTCACGTTCCGTGACCATGAGCATGTCGCGCTCTGCAGCCGCGTCTGCCATTGAGAAATCGAGCCGCGAGCGTAGGTCTCGCAACGTCCGCTCGACCATCACCTGCTGCTCTGCCGTCCCCTTGCCGCGACAGTTGGACCAATATTCGATTGCTGACTCAAGTCGCATTTCTTCTGCTAGCTGATTCATTTTTGCTCCTCCAACGCGGCAAGCCCCGCGGCTGGGTAGCGGCGGGGCTGATTTGCGTGGGGCGAGTCTCACTCAGCGGTCATGTGCACGCGCCATTCCGCGCCGCTCTCGATCGTCCCCCAAAACTCGATCACGCCATTGGCTTCGGTCGAATCGTCGCAATCGCGTTGCAAGATCTCGGCGATCTGCATGTTGTACTCAGCGAAGTGCGCGATCTTGTTGTGGCGAATGCTGTCGGCGATGGCTTGCTCTGCGTTGGTGTACATTTGCTGGGCTCCTCTTTCGTCGCGGCGCGATTGCCTGCTGACAAGAGATAGTATGCACCCACTGGGATACCAGCGCAAGCCCTCACCACCGAAAATCGGCATCGACCCGAAGTTCGGCTAGCCGGCCAGCGCCCGTTGCAGTCCCGCCACCTCATCGGCTGTCATGATTCCGACGTAACTGCTCGACAGCATCCAGTCTGCCCAGCGTGAGAGCTGGCTAGAGGTAGCTCGGGGGTTGAGGTAGGGCGAGGTCATATCAGTCTACCTTTCCGATAGGGTTACCCGGATGCGCGCGCGGGAGAGGGGCTTGATTCGACCACCCCATGACCGCCACCGCTTCGTCCGTAACGCTGTAGGTTACGCATAGGGGCCCTACACCAGAGCTATCTATCCTGCTCACAAGACCGGCATCAGCCAGCTCAACGAGAGTAGCTGACAACATACGTTTAGAGCACCCTAGCACCAGTCTATTCAGCTCATTGAAGCGACGGGGGCCAATTTCCAAAACGCCCAGGATGGCTAGCGCCCATCGCTGCCCAAGCAACACGTGCAGTTCCTTATTCGTCATTAGTAATTCTTAGCATACTAGTGGCACACGGTAAACCGTGCAGGTGGTATCGGCCGACTGGAGTATCGGTGGTATCCGTATCTGGTATCCACCCTAAAGGGTGGAATACCAGTACTCCAGTATCCGGTACTACCCAATACCAGTACGGTACCAGCCATCAGAATAACTCCCCCGGGCCGAGCTCTTTAACGAGAGCGGAAACATCTAGCCTATAATCATATTTACCTACACGGACCAGCTCCCCAGCTGTCAGCATAACGTTTACTGTGGCTAGAACTGAGTTTCTGCTCTTCTTGGAAAGAAGCACGATGGCGTTGCCGCTCTTGGGTTCTGGTTGCTTGGCAAACACGTCGATGATTGCCTTGCGGATGCCGTCATACGCGGATGGCTTGCTTTCGCCATCTAGCGAGCCGTCTACGGGCTTCGGCTTAGCTTTGACGGCGACTCCTGCCCGAGGGTCGTCGTCGACGGCTACGTCGAAAATGGAGATGTTAGCGGCGGCATTGGTCGTGCCTCGGTTGCGGGACTTTAGGTGGTGCAGAACCTTTTGTTCGCCCTGCCCACCTGTAAGAGCAAAAACTGAGGCGCAGGCATCGAACAGAGCCCCGCTGCCGCGGATATCCATGATTGGGTCGGCCTGTCGGTCGTTCTGTTTCTTCTTGGCGTGGTGAATGACCACGAAGCAGCACCCGGTCTTCTCGCTGACCCTTGTCAGCTTATCGAGCACGAGGCGCGCTTCCGAATCGTTCTCGTCAACCGTGGGCGAGCAGGCTCGGAAGCTATCGATTATCGCCATAGTGTAGCCAGCGCTGGCTTTTAGCAGGAAGGCCTCAGCATCCTGAGCGTCGGCGTAGAATTGGGGCATAGAGACTAGCGTCAGGTTGTCACCTAGGTCAGCGGGCTTGAGACTCATGCCTGCTGACAAGCGCTGATAGCGCGCTCTGGTTAACCTAGCCCCCTGCTCGTAATCGACGTGCAGGACCTTCCCCTGCTTTACTAGCGGGTATTCGTCCCATACATTACCGCCAGATGCCACGCTTAGCGCCATCGACTGGGTAAGCATCGTCTTCCCTCCGAACCCATAGCCTGCAATCATGGTCGGAGCTCCGGGACAAATGTCCAAGGCCTCTGTCAGGTAATTGATTGGCTCGAGCTCACCAAAGATCTCCGGGACGCCCATTGCCGGCCAACGAGCTTTCAGCTCAATTGCCTGCTGCATCTCCCGGGTTTCCCTGTTTACCTGTCGGATGCGCTCAGCTTCCTCGATAGGTATTACAACGCGCTGGGGAGGTTTTCTTGTTTGCGCATCGATGTCGTAACTGTCGGGATCCCAATCCTCCGACATCACGCCGCAACCTGGCTCTTCTGCTGCCGGCGTACGCGCTTCAGCTTTTCAAGCACAGCCTGACGCAGCGCGTCTACTATGGTCGTATTAAGGCGAGCGGCTAGCTCCTTAATATGTTCTAAGTCTTCAGGTTTCGGACGAATGTTTAACTGGAGTTGCGGGCGCATTTCGGGAGCATAGGCTTACTGCATATGCGCGCAGGTGTCAACATTTCTGCCTCGATTAGTCGCATGTTAGCCCACACGCGCGGCATCCACATTGCTACCACCAGGCGCATGGACAAACGCTACGCCCCCGTTCTCGTCATCGCCGGCTTCTGGGGTCTCGCTCAGGTGGCCAGATTCTCGCTCGTACTGCGCAAGCTAGGCACACGTGGGCCGCTCGTCGAGCCACTGGCGAGGCGCTTACTGTGGACTGTCTCCCGCTCCACAGGGGAGGATAGCCACGGCTAGCGAGCCTGATTCTTAGGTACGATGCGCACCGGGATCCCGTGAGCCACTGCGCGTCTGATCATGTCCAGCGTGCCTGCGCTGCATCCGTCCCAGAATGCTAAGCAAAGGTCAGCCCCGAGCTCCGCCATCCGTAGGTTTCTAGCCGGTCCTGCGCTCGGGCCTCGAGACCAGTCAGCCGGGTGGCGCTCCTCGATGCAGTGCCCCATTGGGCTATTAGCGAAGCGACTCGCGTAGTAGTCGGCTCCAGTCGGGCATGCGCCATGGACAATCATCAGCGGCCCCTTTGCGCTTACGAGCTGGTTAAGTCGGACTGAGATGATATTCGGGTCAGCCCAATCTCTGCAGCCGCAAACGATGACCCTCACAAACAGACTCGCTCATGCCGGCGATCGCGATAGATGAACATCTCCACCCTGAACGCCGGTTCCTCCTCATAGCTCTCCCCACACGCACACTTCCCAACCCGCGGGCGCCTATCCGTTATTCCGAAGCACTCCTCGCAATGCGCCTCCTTAGTTAGCTCCGCCCTCCTGTTCCGCTCGCGAGCATTCAGGCACAGCCGGCACTTCGCGCTTCGAACGACTCTGCCGCGTCCCTTCTGCTTCAACCTAAACTCACCAATCGGCTTGGTCCGCTTGCATTGGATGCAGCATCGTTCCGTGATGCCGCGCTCCGTTTCCAGTCGCTTTTCTCGGGCTTCTGCCTGGACGCAGCCGCACGACGGGATGACTCCAGCGCGATCGCTACGAAGCCGGTCCCACGACACAATGCAGTCCGCGCCACAGTCGCAGTGGCAATGCCATCGCGACTGGTTTCCGGCGAACGTGGCGCGACTTGTCACGAGGAGTCGGCCGTGACGCTCACCAGTTCGATCTATGGCTTTACGGTGGGGAAGAGGCGATAGGAGAAAACTCATTTTGATAGAACGCTTTCGGTTATACGCATGGCCATGGTCCGTAGCTCCTGTTGAACCCCTTCAGATCGGTAAACGCGCCCCGCTTCGGTAACGTCTGCTTGCAACAAACACAGCGCGTAGGTAGAAGTCGCGACGTGGCTCAGCGCGCGTAGATACGTTTCGGTGAGGTCCTCCAAAAAGAGAGCCTTCCGTTGCGGATCGTCAGGTAAGCCGAGCGCATCGGTAAGAGTCGCGAGGTCGGTTGCTGCCCAGCGCTCCACAGCGTGAGCTACTGCTTTCCCGGTACGCATCACCAGGTCAGCAGCGCGTTCCTTTGCTGAGTCTTCCATCACAGCCCTACCTCCGTCCACTCAGGCTCATCATCGACCTTCACCATCCTCCGCGCAGCCCTCCCCGTCATGTCCACCACCTCTCCAGCCCACGGCTCCGCAGTCGACACTACTCGAACCGGATACTCAACACCCGGGTCGAATCCGATCACGCGGCAGTAGCTGCCATCCGAGCACCGGTAGAGCCCCGGCGGCAGGCTCGAGCGGGCTGCGTCGATATCGCGGAGCTTTGGTTTGCGGCGGGTCATAGGCGCTCCCAGTTCTTCGCGATCCACTCCTCGTGAAACCCTGGTGGCTCGCCATGCATTCGCAGGCTGGCCTCGCACCCGGCACACTTAGTCATTTTAGACACGCGCGACCTGTAGATATTGCGCTTGAAATGCAGGATACACCATCGCCGCTGAAGGACCCACACGCACAGCACGATTGCGATCGCGTTCAGGATTACGTTGCTCATCTATCCACCTTTACAGCCTCTTTCGCCTTCGCCTGCAGCCGCTTATGTTCTCTCAGCAAGATACGCTCGACCACGACGGCAGCGTTAGCCGCGTCGCCGCAAAACCACGGGGTTATGCCCCAGTCGCTTGCAGCCGCTATCAATGTACCTAGTACCGACAACGGATTGATTCGACTGCGCGACAGGCCAAGTAGCACATCATCCGCGGTGCACTCAATGACCAGGTGGCGCACGGGGAATTCGCGCATGCGCTCTAGTTGCGCGATAAAGCGTTCCCTGTCTACGCCGGCACATGATTGGAGCTCGCCGTTACGCTTCCGTTCGATCGCTACATGCGCACTCGCTCCGCGGAGGGAGTAGTCGCCGACATGCAGCAGCACCTTTTCGGTCAGCACGGCGGGCGTAAAGCGAAGCGGGATCTGCTCGCGTTGATCGACGAGAATGCAGGGCAGATCGACAGGGGCCTTCATTTGATCTGCGCCAGCGCGTCGCTGAAAGCCTCGCCAAAGTCTCCACCGAAGCCGTAAACCTTTTGGCCTAGCGCCTTGTTGTACAGGACGACGCGGGTCTCTCGACCGCGACCATCCGGCGAACGCAGACCGAAACGAGCCTCATAGCTCGAGCCCATCACATGCCAGCCCTTCGCCAGCAAGGCATCCAGCTCGCAGACTTCGGGCTCAGGCTTTCGCATGAAGACATCAGGCACGGGACCTGATCCGCCCATCATCTCCCACGCTGTCTGCCTAGGGATTAGGTCGCCTTCGATCAGCTCGCTGAGGTAATCAGCCTTCTCTAGCGGGCTCATGGCGGCGAATCGGCTAGCATCGTCGCGGTCGGCTTCGGGATCCATCGTGGCGTCGTCGTAACGGGGTTCGCTGAGCGGGTTGAACTGGGTCACAGTTGGCCTCCCTTCCTAGCGCTCCAGATGCCGTCGCAGCAGACAATCAGCCCGTCGTTGCGCATCTGACCTAGCTCCTTGTGTAGATCAACCTCACCGCGATCGAACAGCTTCTGCGGTGTCAATCCGACGAGAGCTTTCGTGGTCAGCGAGGGTCGGCGGGGAGAATCGCCACGAGGCGGCTTCGGCTCATCCTTCTTGCGCTTCACCCTGACAGCGCTCCCCCAGTTGACCCTGCTCAGCACCCACTTGCGATAGTTTTCGGTTTGGCTCATGGCGATGCGATCCAAGGTAGCGCCACGCGCAGAGCAAGTCAATCCACTTGCATGCTTTTGTATGCCGTGCCATGGTGCCCTCCGATGAAGACACAGGAAATGTGGAAGCTACAGGTACGGATCACCCCCACCCTTCGCGACCGTCTGCTGGCCCTCTCCGCTTCCGAGGCTCGCTCGTTGAAGACGATCGCGACCCGGGCGCTCGAGCGGGAGCTGGCGATCGCGGATGTTTCGAGCCAGAAAAGGCCGAAGCGCGAAAAAAAGTCACGAGGGGCTTGACTGTGTATCCACGTGGGTACATATTGGTTTGACGATGTTAACCCCAGTCGAAAACAAGCCACTCTGCGACCGATGCTGTAACGATGACCGGGACGGCGCGCTCAGGGCTCGCGGCGACATGCTGCTGTGCGTCGGGTGCTGGGAGGGCTGGCTGAGCGAATGTAACTGCTGCGGTCGCGAAGTTCCGGAGCTGACGCTGGTCGACTCCAGGCTGCTCGAGGGTGAGCGATACTGTCCGTGGTGTGCCGAGCTAGAGCAGAACGATTGCTCCTGTGAAGATGATTCAACTGTTAGGGAAGGATTCGAGGAATGACAAAGCAAACGAAAGCGCAACTGGCGATGGCTCGATACCTGGCCGCTGAGGCGTTGGCAAGGCTGCAAGGGGTTTGCAAATGAGCGATACGGAGCCGTGTCCGTCGCCAGATTGCTCATGCTTCTACCATGCGCCTGAACTGCACGGGAACGGCGGATGCCACATGATAGGGTGTACGTGCCAATGGGATGGAGTACTACGGGCGACGGCTGTCGAGTCTACCGTTACGTTTGGCAGTGGGCTGAAGCAGACTTTCGGTAGCCTAAGTTTCGCTGGAGGCGATGCAGCCATCCAGAAACCGACGCGCGCCGACCTGCTGCTTTCCTGCCGCCAATGGTCCGATGCTGTGCGCGACGCTATCGTCGACTGCGAGGAGGATGGCCGCGTGCTGGCGAAGCTCGAGCGGCTGAATGCGGTGCTGGCTGAACTGAAGGAGATGGGCTGATGGGATATCCTAATCAAAACGATACGCTGAATGAGTTTCACCGCGCTAACGTGGCTCGCCAACACGAAGCGTTTGCGCCTCCGCACTCAATCACTGCTCTCGTGGTGTGCGTTCAGGAAGAGGTGGGCGAGCTCGCTGCTGCTGTGCTCGGGGTGACCGGTGAAAAGAAGCGCAAGGCGCACCTAACGAATGACGATGTGCTTGATGCTGTGGCCGACGCCATGACCTATCTTTCGCTTGTTGCCGCCGCTGCCGGATGCGACGACCTTGAACGGCTGCTGGGAAAAACGTTCAATATGGTGAGCGATCGTGCCGGTTCAAAGATTAAGACGACACTGGGGAGCCGATGACCCCCCTCGAAGCCGACCTCTCCGCCTCAGTGGCATGGATCCACGAGAACAACAAGCGACGCCGTGCCGGTATCGCCAAACCGCTGCCGAAGCCGATTATCCTGGTGGCGTGGCAGTTACCGACATCGTATGAGCTTGCGTCTGTAGGCTCGCAACTTGATGCATTGGTGACGAGATGACCGCAGCGAACCTAGCAAAAGTACCCTCATCCCAATTAGCCTCTCCTCCCGA